GAGGGACAGGATATGGCTGGCATTGACAGTATAGTTGGCATGACCCCTCTTGGATGTGACCCGATACATGGTTTCGCGTCCCCGGGCAAGGGTGAGGACATTACGGGGGCGGCTGTCGTCCCCCATGAGCTGGTCCCCCACAACGATGTCTTGGACCATCTTGATGGTACCGTCATACATGAGTACAGGAGTGTCACGACCGAGACACTTACCTCCACCACACTGGAGTTGGATAATACCTCCCCTGGAATGATTGGGGGTGGCGGTGGTGGTGGCCGAGAGGGTGGCGGAATGTTCCGCGGAATGTTCCGCTAGTGGGGCCGGGAGACCGAGGTGGTTGAGGTACGTTTGGACGATTTCCTCTTGGTAATCCCGGAGTGGTTTTTCAAAGGGGCAGTCGATGGGGGTGACCTTGGAGAGGTCAATATCCTTACCGAGGGCGGGGAGACCGTAGCGTTCGATACCGTAGAACCGGGGGACATAGATTTTGTTGGCGTTTTCGCGGTAGACGGGGAAGGAGGCCGAGGGGTCGTGGCCGGCGACGGGGCCGTGTTGGGCGGGGACCATATACAACTCTTGGTAGAGGGCTTGGAGGTCCGGGGGGGCGAGGACCGCTTTGGGGATGGTGTAGCCCTTTTTACCGATATACGACTGGGAGCGGACGGTGTCGCGGTAGGGGTCGGTGAGGGTCCAGGGGGCGGGGGTGGGGGCCGGCGTGGGAGCGGGGGTCTTGGAGGCGGGCTTGGAGGCGGGGGTGGGGCGGTAACCGGGACGTCTTCTCATGATGGGATGGGGATGGGGGCCGTTGGTATGGGTGGTGATAAACCTTTAGGTAGATTCAATTTTTGATACCCCTCCCGCTGGTCGGTTTTCCGACAACGACCCTTCCTACGGTCGGCTCGTTTTCTCCCCCTTATCTTATAGTGAACTTGGGTTCTCGGTACTATACATATTCTTGGTGGTATCCACTCATGGCGATGCTCAATATGAAGACCTTGACGATGAAAAATCCGCTGGAGATCGTGCTGCTGGCCTTGTTCGTGCTGTACTTGGTGTTCCCGGTGGCGACGCCGTTTCAGCTGGCGCCCTACGTGGACTCGGGGCTGGGACTCTTGGTGATCTTGGCGGTGGTGGTGTTCTTGTTCATGTATAGCCACCCGGTGTTGGCGGTGGTCTACGTGTTCGTGGCGTACGAGCTGATCCGGCGGAGCTCGCTGGTGACGGGTCGCACGGCGTATATTCAGTATACTCCTACCCAACAGAAACGGGATGCCGAGATGGCGCGGATGAATCCTCCGGCGGAAGTGACGTTGGAGGAGAACGTGGTGGCCGCGATGGCACCGGTGGGCCATCCCATGGACGGTGAGTTCATGCAGACCGTGTTCAAACCTGTCGCGGACCCGGTGCACTCGGCCTCGATGGTGTAAGTTGGTTGGGTTCTTGGTGATAGAAGTGATGTATGGTGGCATCAATTCTATGGGATGGGGTGAAAAATTGATTATGAGTGGACCAGGTCGTTTAGTCTAGACACCTATATATAAATATACTGAGTCTATATAGTATATATGTTTTGAGACCCACCATGCAGACCAGACAACCCCGTACTTCCAAATCGGCGCCGAGTCCGGTGAAACCATCTTCCGCCGTGCGTAGGAAAATAGTGGTCAACCGGGACAACATCTATGACATCATGTTTACGACCGACATTGACCTGATTGAGACCATCATCGATATGTCTCCTTATTCGGATGTCATCCTTCCTAACACCATCTTAAAAATCAACCAAAAGGTCCTAGCCCTTTCTTTAGAAGAATTCAAGTCCGATCCAGATATCCTGGGTCCATTTGAATTCGATATGTTGGTTAAATTCCAGAACATTGTATCCAAGGACCCGAACATAACCAGAATACTCCGGAAAAAACGGACAACCGAATGGGATGAACTGGAACTGATTCGGTGGTCTTTAGGAAATCACATGTTCTATTGTCGCCTAACCAAACCACTTCCAGAAATACCTCTTATTGAGGACGAAGAATATATCCTGTAATAGTATAGTATAAAGAATGTCTAATTGGAACCAGTTACATGAGAACACGTTTTGTAACAGTGAAGCTTACAACAATATATACCGTAAAAACATTATTAGGTCGAGACTCTATTCATTGAGAGCATGGTGTATTAACTCACATATCCAATCTAATCTGCCAGTATTATCCAAGATGCTGGAAATAAGAACTGGAAATAGTGGTATACAATACACGAAACTAGGAGAAATTAATCGTCGCTCATTACAAATAACTGCCGATATTATATATCGCAAGGACCCCAAAAATCTGGTAAATCCTGAGTACATAACATTTGCAGTTATATATACATATGAATTTGATTTTTACTCACCGACATACAAATACAAATTTAATGAACCTGAAACCATAAATAATAACAAATGTCGATGCGTAGACGATTCAAATAGTCAGAATCATTTGTATACATTTCAAGTATCGCCAATTAATCTTTTCCATTTTTCGTTTCATATACCCAATAACAACAACAAGAAATACAAGTTTCGTGGGGCATTTCATCTATGGGTGGACTATTTACAAGAAAATGGGGTGGTTCCCTACCGACCGTTTATCATTGACCCGAGACAAACGGCGATGCCTCATCAATTTGTCCTGTGGGATAATATTAATACCATCCTGAAGGACTTTTTTACCACATCCAATACCAGTATTGATTTGTCCGAGATAGCTCCATTCTTATTGAAACATCCCGGTAAGGTGGTGGATTATACGACATCGAGAGGTCGTACGGTGAATTTTATCGATACCATCCTCAAGCCAATATACGACAAGATTGTGGTCGACATTCTGAACCCTCTCTTGGCCGCGAGTACCATTACTATACAGGTACCAGTCGCGGTACAATACGACCCCAGTAACACCGCGATTGTTACGTGTAATGAAATGACGCTGGCTCGACAGAACCCCGGGATTCAACGGGTCCAAACATTCAATAATATACCAAGAGTGGTGATGTTTGGTGGTGAGGGACGTGCGACCCGTAAGGTGGGTAGGAGATCGAAAACGCGGGGAACCCGTAGACATAAACGATAGAAGTGATGTAGGGTGGCATCATTTCTATGGGATGGAGGAGAAGGTGTGGTGAGTTATCGGGCAATCACCGTTTGGGGTTTGCGGGATTCATCATATCTTTCATTTCTTGTTTCGTGAAATCCATTGTATCGCTGTAATTTACCATATCTTGGACATCGTTACATTTGTCGATAAACATATTGAGGTTCAAATTATTATTGTTCTGGGTATTGTTATTGTTGCTATTCATATAGTTACTTACCCCAGCAATTAAAATATTACCACACGAGTCGAATAAGGTTTGAAACATGGGAAGAGAATTGGAACCATCTATCACGGCTTGGCGGCGCAAACACTCCATAACAGCGGTTTCTAATAACACTACCTTTTCTTGAAGACTATCAAACATCTCCTTGGTGATGACTTCAGTAGAGACGATGGTATTGGAAACATCGGTGGTTTCATTGTGTTGACATTTCGGTAGATGCTTACTGAGACCGCGTGTAGTAGTAAAACCCTTATCACATACGGGACAACGATATTGGGCAGGCGATGACACATTTACTAGATGCCGTTTCGACTTCATGTGTACAGTGAAGGAATATTTCAAATTGGTCGTATAGTGACAACATTCGCAGGTAAATACCATGCAATGGAACGGGTGTTGGATACACAAGGATATAGGGTACTATATACTATATATCTATATAGAAATCCATATAGATAATCTTGAGCTCTTGTCGTGTGAGTTAACGGGTGGGCCCTTTCAGGGCCGGTTGTTTCGGAGCATTGGGGTTTTCCAGTAAGACCCCATTCTTATGTGTCAACGCCCCCACAAATTCGCTACGACCGGTACATCTACTCGCATGGATGACATGGTTCTCTTTACCGGGAAAGTGTTTCTTACAATCGTAGTAAATCTTATCTCCTAGCTTCTCGGATACTTTGTTCATGGCTGATTTCTTGGGGAGACTGTCACGGGACAGATGCGGGTAATTTATTTCCACATCTTTGTCACATTCGTAAACTTCTATATCTTCTATCTCACGTTGCACTGCGGTGGGGTTCTCACGGACCCATGCGTTTTTATCTCGCACGATATATACGGGTGGGCGTTCGTCGTCACCTGGTACAAAATGGATGGAGCGTTTTTCTATAGGCACTGGAATCAACCGGGTGTTAAGTAAACTCGCCATACATTCACCGATGGGCTTTGCGGGATTCATCATGTCCTTCATTTCTTGTTTCGTGAAGTTCAATGTATCGATGTAATCTACCATATCTTGGACATCTTTGCATTTGTCGAGGAACATATTGAGGTTCAAATTATTATTGTTCTGGGTGTTGTAACTATGTGAATTTATATCATGGGCTACCAGTGAATGGGAACCGGTAGAGACATTACTAAGTATGGGATCGAAAAACGACTGGAACATGGCAAGAGAGTTGGAACTATCCGAAACGGCTTGTCTCTTCATACAATCTATGAGGGCGGCTTGTATCTCTGCTCGCATCTCGGCTCGCATCTCGGCTCGCATCTCGGCTCGCATCTCGGCTCGCATCTCGGCTCGCAACTCCTGTTTTGCGGTCTCGATTAAGGCTTGAGAACCCAAATCAACGGAGATGATGGCGTTGGACACGTCAGTGATGGAACTGCATTGACACTTGGAACGATGCTTTCTCATACCAGACTGAGTAGTGAACGGCTTATGACATTTGTCGCATTTGTATTCTGCTTGATCGGAAGCCACTTTTTGATGTTTCTTACTGGTTAAGTGATCTTCGTACGTCCGCTTGTTAACCGTCGAGTACTGACAACAGACACAGGTATAGACCATGGTATATAATATATAGATAGATTATATTATGGGATTTTCCTAAAGATGGAATATTCCAAAGGTATTTTCTCCCAAGGAGGTATAGGTCTGATAAAACTGGGTCTTACCCCGTTCAGTCCCTACTTCCCAAGACCCCCCTGGTGGGTTTTGAAAAGACTTTTTTCGGGGCAGTTATGGGATTTTCCTAAAGATGGAATATTCCAAAGGTATTTTCTCCCAAGAAGGTATAGGTCTGATAAAACTGGGTCTTACCCCAATTGGTCCCTACTTCCCAAGACCCCCTGGTGGGTTTTGAAAGGACTTTTTTCGGGGCAGTTATGGGATTTTCCTAAAGATGGAATATTCCAAAGGTATTTTCTCCCAAGAAGGTATAGGTCTGATAAAACTGGGGGCTATCCCCGGAGGTCAAGGTATTGAGTTCTCTATCACCAGGTTTCAGAGGAACTGTTTTCAAGGGGGGGTCTTTACGAATGTTCCCTAAAGGACCAAAAGTACGTATTTTTGTTCCGGACTAGCCGAGGTCGGTAAAAAACTGGGGGCTATCCCCGGAGGCCAAGGCATTGAGTTCTCTATCGCCAGGTTTCAAGGGGAACTGTTTCAGGTGGTCTTTACAAAAGTTCCCTAAAGGACCAAAAGTACGTATTTTTGTTCCGGGCTTCCATGATAGTCGTGGAATTTTCCCTAAAGAGGATTTTCCAGAGGAATTTTCCATTTCACTCCAAAGAGTCCATTTGTTAACCTTCCCTCTTCACCAGTTCAATATCTGATATATAAGTGACATGGGAATACGTCGAATCCTGAGCCGTTTAATGTACCGATTCATATCGATAATATCATATTTAACGTACAAATTAAAGTTGTTAGTAAAATTATGTGTGTCGGTGAAGCTATTATGATTGATGTCTAGTGTGGGATCCCGTCCAACACGGCCTTCTGTCCCAGGTACGATATCACCAATTTCAAAATCATTCTTACCAAAGATGGCCAGCATCTGGGGGTTGTTTTCGAACAAACTATTCATGATGTATTTGAATCTCTCGGCGGCTTCTTTGGCTAGCTCCGCGTTGGATGGGTCGACCGTGGGGGGTGGTGTCGTATGGGTATTGGTATGGGTATGGGGGACGGCACTCGGTCCACGGTTGTTGGAGACATTCACATTGATACGGCGGTTCGGACACCGGGCCTGGTGGATATTGACCCCCCGTTGGTTCTTATATCCACATCTACAATACTCACAGGTAAATACCATGTGGTGGAACCTGGTGTGGGGGTATCGGTATAGGTATATGATATAGGTATAGGGTTCTATATCCTATGTGTCTATATGGATACATCTAGATAACCCATCTAGAATGATTGGAACCGGTCACGTGTATTATAACTATCCATGGTGGATTGTAGAATAATGAGTTGTGAGATAGCCGTATTAAGAAGCATCAGTACATTGTTCATATCTGCTCGAAATTTATCAAACACATCCCTAGTAACTACTTCAGTGGTGACAACGGTGTTGGAAACATCCGTGGGTTCTTTGTGCTGACATTTAGATTTATGTAGTCTTAGGCCACATTTGGTCTTAAACCCACGTTTACACCCATCACAATTGAATGGAAAAGGTGTGGAAAGATTGTCAAGATGCCGCTTGGACCTTAAATGGTCGTTGAATGAGCTCTTCACAGTCGTCGTATAATGACAATGTTCACAGGTAAACGGCATGATATATATATGCTATATAGATAGAATATAGAATATTTACGCATAAAGAAGAATTCCTAAAGAATCGTACTAAGTTGACTAATCCCATGGGATGGTACCCGAAACCCATATAAAAAGACCCTCCTACCTATAGACATATACCTCCGTGTTCACCGTCTCGTTCATACACCCCATACATCCATATCATCCCATGTTTCGTCGTGCCTTTCACACCACGGTCACCGCGATGGGCTCTTCCGTGTCGGCCCGTTCTGTCTTTCAAAATAGCTGTTATCACAAAATCGACTTCCGTATCTTAGATACCAGCACCGCCCGGGAGGCGATTAACCAATTCACGGCATTCAATGTCGGCTGTCTGACGGTTGTTAATGCTGAGAATAAAATTGTGGGAGTGTGCTCGGAACGTGACTATATTAAAAAGGTGGCTTCGTTGGATCTGAACCCCACAGAGGTGAAGGTCAAGGACATTTGCACCCCGGGATCCCAGATCATTTTTGCCCGAGCGAATGACTCTCTAGAAACCTGCATGAACAAGATGTTGGTGAAGGATATCCGTCATCTGATCTTGATGGATGGCGATCAGTGTATCGGTATGATCTCTGTGAAAGACCTCACCAAGCAGATCATGAAAGACAACAACGAGACCATCGCCCGGTTGTGCGATTTCGGTCTGGGTAAGGGAGCCTTCTTCGGGAGTGAGTAAATGATCCATGAACCATGTTCGAATGATAAAATAAACACATTAAACACATAGATAAGATGTATGATATCCAAAAAAGAGATATGATACATGATATATCGGAAATCCCCGGGGGTGTGGGGGTCGGACGGCACCTCGGTCGAGACAATGCCCACGAGCCGAGGGGCGGGAGCCCCGTGGTCGAGTGGTGCAGGGCCAGCGTAGCTGGCCTCGACAATGGGCTGGGCGTCGAACCTTGACCCCGATGTCTTGTTCTCAGATATTCAATACCAAGGTCGTGGGAGGGCTCGGGGGCTCGACCTCCGCCATAGGGGTCGCGTCGGTCTCGTCGTCCGAGTCCGGGGGGACCGGGAGCTCCGGGACGGGCACGAGCTCGACCTTGGTGTCCGTCTTGGTGTCCGTCTCCGGCTCCGTCTCGACCCGGGTCACCAAGGCCGACTCGGTCTCGGTCTCGGTCTCCACCTGAGTTACCGGCGCCGGCTCAATCTCCCGTATCCGTTTCAGTACCTCCTCCGACAGTTGGATGGTATCTGGGTACACCTGGCGAGCCACCTGGGGATACACCACGAACTGACCGATCAACCCATTGACCTTTTCGTCCTCCGGGTACTTGGAGACCACGTTTTCGAAATCATGGGTGAACGGCTCCCACCCACAGTGGGTATAGATCCGGTCAAGGGTGGCCTGGGGCTGGCTCACCAACTCGTCATAGGACACAAAGATAAAGGTATTATAGTACGGGTTTGTGATAGTATTTGAAGCGTCCACGAAGGGGGACCGGGCTTGGTGCTGGGCCCACTGAACCCCCTCCCAAGACCTAAGAATCGGTTCACTTCCATTTTGCTGTAACAGTTGAGGCAGCACTTGGTCCAACGCCGCCCCCATGGTGTTCTTGGAAAAGAGCCGGGCGTAGGAGGTCACCACCTCGTCGAGGGGCCGGGTCATCACGATGACCTTGATATTCGGGTCGATGGCCGACTGACACATCTGTAGGTTACAGCCGTTGGTCCAAGACCGGCACCGGTCCACCACGATACGCCGGGTCGGCACCGGTGGGGGGTTCCCCGAGGTATCCACGGGGAAGGCATCTATATAGTAGGTATGGGCCATGGAACGGATGATCTTGGGGAGGAGGTGGTCCTTCTGGTGAGCATTAAACTCACGTAAACACCTCTCACGGTATGCAGTATATATGGACCACCCCATTTCGCACACGGGGGAGTGCCCACTCGCGTAAATAGCCGGGTTTTGGGACAAGATGGCCGACAAAAGGGTACCCCCCGCCCTCGGTAACCCAGCTAGGCCCACGAATTGGTCGTACGAGTGATTCATCCAAACAGATTCGAATATTAATATTGCACACTATTACGATATCTATACCGGTACCCTTTATGCCCTTACGGGAACAGTAACCGGTCCACCGTGGTACGTACACAAAACATCCGATGGACCACGATTCCCGCCAAAAACGCCCCCAGCACGGTCCACCCCAGGGGCCAGCCCGCCCAGTACGACAGGAGCCAGGCCACCAAGACGGTTAAGACCACATCCACGATGGCGAACCCCATGAACCGGTACTGATGGGCACCGGTGTTTGGGGCACCGAACATGTTACGGTATGAGCAAAGATCGGACATGATGGAAGGGGGAGAGGAGGTGTTTGGGTTATATTATCTAGATATCTTATGTCCCAGGCCGGCGGAGCCGGCCGCCATGACTATATGTATCGTGTATATGTATCGTGTACCGACCCGGTCACAGGTTACCGTGCTCATCTAGAATACCTGCAATTTCGGCGTTGGAACGATAAAGCCACAATGTCCTGGTCTCATAATAAATAAGACCGTCGGCATCATAAATATCCATTGTTTCAATCAGTTCGTCCATACGGGGGTCCTCGTAATAGATGTTTTGATAGCTTGCCCACATACGGAACTCATCGTTGTTAATATGTAATGCATTGAATCGTTCAAACTCTTCGTATGGCATCGTGTGCACCTTCTGGTTGATTTTCTGAATGACCTCGGCCGATATCAGGACCCGATATCGGTCACTCGAGTCAATTCGTTTTTGAATCGTCGCCAAGTCCGTGGAGAAGAAATCCCGGAAGCCCTCCGAGGTGTGGTCGACGCGGTCGCTTCGGGGCATGAGATAGGATACATATCCTATTCCCACCTCACTATATCAATTTTCTCCCACTATGTTTCCTAAGGACCCTAGGGTGCAAAGCTCATCCGGCTTTCCCTTGAATTTTAGTATATTTTCTCGGGGTTATATAACCCCGGGAGGTCATGTCGGGTCTCACTGGACAGACCACGAACCTCAACACCAATCAGCTATCGGAGAACATCTACTGTAACAGTGAGGCATACAACGTCATCTATGATGCCAGTTACATCCTGTCTGGACTCTTGAACATACAGCCCACCGTCGACGCCTTACTGAACACCCATAACTCATATTTTAGCCAATACCTGGATGCGAATATTGGGGTCCCCACCCCGGGGAATGAAGTTAAAGTTCCACCGGATTTTAATCGTATCAATCTGACAGTTTCGAGCTTTACAACAATACGTAATAAGGATTTGGTCGTATTTGTGATATATATTAAATATGAATTCGAATATTATGACGCGAGTAATACTTATATATCGAATTGGCCATACACCATACAAAATCAGGATTGTGAATACGTACAGAGTTTAGGAAAGAATTGGCATAAATTTGAAACTGACAAAATCGACCTTTTTCATTTCTCATTTCATGGCGTGAATAACCGCTCTCCTCGTGACAAATCCGTAGGGGCATTCCACCTGAAACTAGACTATATTCATCCCCGGGTCTTCCGCCCATTTATCATTCATCCAGTACGTTCGAGCTACCAATTTTATCTATTTCATGCGTTTAGTCGGCATTTGTTCAACTACTATACCTCCTTTCGTAGCTTAGCCACGTTCAATGAATTTACAACATATGTTACCCGTAACCCCCATAAAAATGAACCCTTTATGATTTCCAGGTTCGTGGCCCCCATCTACGATATCGTGGTTACCCAGGTATTGGACCCGTTGGCCCGTATCAAATTACCCGCAGGAACGATCATACCCATACCGGAACCGGATACCAATCAAGGGGTCACCAAGACATGTGCGGATATGATGGCATATCCAGGTAGTAAGCCAAAATGGTTTGGAGGTAAATATCCACGGAAGCGAACCCGTTCACGTCAAACAAAAAGGCGTAAACGTACCTTGAAACGGGTGAACTGGTAGAGTAATGTATGGTTTCACTCAATAAGTATACCGGCTATCTTTGCATTGGTGTGATATTGGGATAATGTCCTAAGTTCATAGTAGATGAGGTCTTTATCGTTGTCGATGACGTCCTTTTCGATCAAATCCGTCATACGGGGGTTATTATAATAGATGTTCTGATAGCTTGCCCACATACGGAACTCATCGTTGCTGATATGTAATGCATTGAATCGTTCAAACTCTTTATAGGACAGGGTGTGCACCTTTTCATTGATTTTCTGAATCACCTCGGCCGGTATCAGGTCCCGATACCTATCACTCGTGTCAATTCGCTTTTGAATCGTCGCCAAGTCCGTAGCAAAGAAGTCCTTGAAGCCCTCGGAGGTGTGATCGACCCGGATGGTCGGCTTGGTCACCTCGGGGGTAGGTTCCGGTTGGTTCACGGCTCGGGTGGTGGTGGGCAGGGGCATGTTTTGGGGTATATGGTTTGGGTATTGTGTACTATATATACTAGACAATACACAATATTTATATGGGATGGGATGGTGGTATCGGACACCCCCTCGAAAGGTGAATCAATTTTCCGTCATTCCATTCCGGAAAATTCGTAGGGACCCTACTGAGCAAAGCTCATCCGGGTCTTCCTTGAATTTTCCGTCATTCCATGTTCCTCGAATTTTCCTAGAGATACTGTCGGGGCCGTGGTACCTACCCCATCATGAGTTCATCGATCTTGTTACACCGGTCCACCATCTCCGGGCTCAAGAGCCCCCGGTCCGTGTTCGGGGTGCTCGCCAGCTGTGGCCTTACCTCGTGCTGGCCCTCGAGTCCGTAGACCGTATCGTTCTCCGGGTACTTCATGCGGATATGGGTCCAGTCGTGGTCGAACGGGGGCCAGCCCCCAAACGCATAGATCCGGGCCAGGGTCGCCTCCGGCTGGGTCACCAACTCTTGGTATGAGACAAACAGGAACGTCCGGGGGTCGGCTTGCTTCTTGGCCCACTGGACCCCCTGGATGGACCGCATCAGGGGCTCGCTCTGGGGTACCAGGAGGGCCGCCAGCTTGGCCTGGAGGGTCTCCCCCGTGAACCCGTTACGTTGGTACAGGCGGGCAAACGAGGCGACGATTTCCACCACGGGCCGGACCAAGACGATGACCTTGATCTGGGGGTCGATACAGACCCGGGCGAGGTTGAGATTGGGACCGTGCGTCCACGACCGGCACTTATCCACGACGACCTTCTCGGGGATGTTCTGGTAGTACAGGTGGGGGATATGGGTGATGAGCTGCTGGACCAGATGTTCTTTTTGATTGGCTTGGAGTTGTTCACGGCAATGGGTGACCGACTGAGCCATTTCCCACATGAGCTGGCAGACCGCGGAGTTTCCTTCCGCATGAATCCGGGGGTTCTGGGACAGGAGGGCCGAGAGGAGGGTGGAGCCCGTCCGGGGCAAGCCCGACAGGCAGACGAATTGTTCAAAGGACATGGGGGTATATGATATCGGGTGGGTGGGGGTATCGGGGGTATCAGGTGCACTATACGTCAATCGGGGGATGTTTTTATACGGTTGTATGGGGTGGGGGCTTGGGAGCAAGGCTTGGGGGAGAGCCAGGAAGCCGAGAGGGTAGCGCGGAGCGGCTTGGGGGAGGCCCGATGAGCCGAGAGGGTAGCGCGGAGCGGCCAGGGAGAGACTTGGGGACTCGGGCTCGGCGCCCACCCTCTCGGGGGAGACCTCGGGGACCGGACCTGGAAGCCGAGAGGGGAGCGACGAGCCCTACTAGAATCTGGTTTTCTTAGTCGTCCCATATAATCTCTCGGGGGTTGACTAGTAGGGCTCGGCGCCCACCTCTCGGGTTAGACCTGGTAAGGGAGAGGCTTGGGAGAGGCTTGGGAGAGACTTGGGAGAGACTTGGGAGAGGCTTGGGAGAGGCTTGGGAGAGGCTTGGGAGAGGCTTGGGAGAGGCTTGGGAGAGACTTGGGAGAGACTTGGGAGAGACTTGGGGACTCCGGTTCGGGTGATATATTTGCCAAAATCCTATACATCATCTGGGATCCAGGGTCTTGGTCTGTCACCTTATACATCGTCTTGGGTCCACAGGTCTTGGTCTCCCACTTGGGTGGGCTCGCAAACTCGCCCAAACATATAGAAAAAACCTCTATCGTACAATATATATACCGGTCGACGTCCCCTTATACACCTCGACCATGTCGTCGAGTATCGCCAACACCGGTTCGGGGATAGCCGTCATGGATGCCCAGCTCATGGGTGCACCGGTCCTGGACACCTTGAACCCCGTGGTGGGAACTGCCGATTTGTCCCTCAACGCCGCCCAACAACAGTACATTATATCCAATACCATTTTCACCACCCCCTCCGTCGCGACGGGGAACGGTATCTCCTTTACCGGCTGGTTTTACCCGACGGGGCCTCAGAGCCCAGGAAGCACGATTTTCGATATTTCCGGCACCGGGTGTGCGGTGTCCCTCTACTACGGGCCGGGGGGTCAGACCATGTACGGCTATTTCAACGGGGGAGTCGTCCGGTCCACCGTGACCGTGGCTCCGGGCTCGTGGCACTTTTTTTGCTATACCATCTATTGTACCGCGGTGGGGACCGCCCTCCAGTCACTTTATATCGATGCCCGTCTCAACACCAACGGGGCCTATGCGGCCACCAATACCACCACCAACTATGTGTCGTTCTCGGGGGGAGGGGAGGGTACGGGGGCATACCTCGGCTACGGGGTGTCGACCGGGGGGACCGCCCCGGTCTATGGCTACTTCAACGGCAAAATTGACGATTTCCGGTTCTACAACCGCGTGTTATCCCTTCCGGAGATCAATGTGTTCTATACCTTCAATTACAAATCGGGGACTACACCGACCATTATATCCCAGATGGCTTACGACCTCTCTTATGTGAATGCGGTCCAGATCGACGTGAGTGGTACCTTTAGTGGACTCTATGTGACCCGGACCGCACAGATAGGGACGACTACCAGTGTCACGGCCTCCTCCATCTCGTGTGCCAATCTGGTCTTTGTCAACGCCTCGACCTGGGCCTATGTGGATAACACCGTGGCGGCGGACACCTCGTATTCGTACACCATACAACCGTTTGTGCTGAATACGGCGGGGACGGTGGTGAATATGGGGTCCATCACGACCACCCCGTTGTACAATGGGTTTTTCAATCAGGGGTCGTCGCTTCCCATCTACGGACAGGCGTCGGCGGTGACGGTGGCGAACCTGTCGGGGTGGACGGTGACCGGGACAGGGACGGGACAGACCCTTCTCTGTAACGGCCCAGTCACCGGTATTTACACGGGTTCACTACCCTCCACGGTGACGTATTATGTCGATATCAGCCAAAATGTCGCATCGACCACGTCGCTGTCTCAGTATGCGGGTATCTACCAGGGAACATCGGGTATGGTCTCCTTCTACGCCTGGCCCAAGGATCTATCGTACAATACCACGGAGACGATTACCGTCATGTTGGGGGGGATGATCCTACTGAACCGGTACAGCTTCCCGGAGGTGGTGTCGGGGACGACGGCGACACCTCCCACGGCCTTTAATTTACCCTTTACGATGACGGCGGCGGGGACCTACCAGCTCACTATCACGGTGGCCAACACGGGAACGGGGCAATCGGGTATCAACCTGGGGGGAGTCCAGATTCGGTCGGCGGTGTCCGCGGGGGTGGGGTACAAGATCGTGGACCCGGCGGGGCTCGCCCTCTACTACCCGTTTGACCTCACCACGGTGGTAGGGACGACGGTGTACGACTGCTCGGCCGGCTTCGCCGACCTGGTGGGAGGTGCGGGTGCGGGTGCGGGTGCGTTCGCGGATGCGTCGTTGTGTGGGGGTGCCCAACAGGACACGACCCAGGCCATATTGGGCGGGGCGGATGTCTACCTGAACGGGACGTCGGCCTATGTGCAAATCGGAGCATGGACGATGCCCCCCGCGGTGGCGGGTAACGGGTTCACCATCTCGGGCTGGTTCCGACCCTCGGTCACAGTGGAGCCGTCCAACGCGACCCTGTGCTTCTTCGGGAGTACCGCGTGTAATTTATTCATCTACCTGAACCAACAAAACAACCTCCTGGACTTTTCGTACAACATGGCGGGCGGGTCGGAGTATGTAATGTCGACCTACGGAGTGCAAGCAAACCAGTGGAACTTTTATGCGATGACGGCGTATTATAACGGGACCAAGGGGGTGTTCACGTACTACCTGAATGATGTGAGTATGGCGACCCAGATGGGGGTGTGGCCCGCCACCGTGGCGACGTTCACCAACAACTACCTCGGGGGTGTCCCGTTCAACAACCCCACCGTCAACACGTATGGAACCCTGGGGTACTTTGCGGGGTACATGGACGATTTCCGGGTGTACAACCGGGCCCTCAGTGTGCAGGATATCTTGTCCCTATGGAACTACGGGTTCGCCGCCAACCAGTACGCCAACGTCATTGACATGTCGGGATTGGGTATATATTACCCGTTTGAACAGGGTAGTACGATCATGCGGGCACCAGCGTCGGCGATTTATGGGTTCACGGCCACGGCGGTGACGTCGTCAGGGTTCACGTTGGCCTGGCAGGGCGGTACGGGCTTGGGAGTGAGCTATACGTATAGGGTGAACGGGGCGACGGTGGTTCCGACGGGGACGGCGCCACCGGTGACGTTCACGGGGCTGACGGCCCCGACCAACACATCCACTCCAATGGCCAACGTATGGACCGTGGTGGTCACGGCGACCAATGCGGCAGGTGCCACGACGGGGACGGGGGTGGTGTACCTACCTCCGACGGTGAGTGGGCTATGGAACGGGGCGGTGACCAATACATTGACCTTGACGGTGACCAACTACGTGGCGAGTGGGCTGACCTACACGTACACTTTGACGGGAACCGGGATGACGACCCAGACGGGGGCCATCGACACGGGGGGGACGGCGACCTCGGGGACCTTGTCGGGTATTGGACCCTGGACGGCGACGGTGACCGCGGTGGGGCCGACGGGGACACTGACAGGGACAACATTGGTGTATACGAACGCCTTTACGATTACCCCGAATATCACCGGCTGGAACAGTGCGACGGATGTGAGTGGGACGTCGGTCTCGAACGGTATCACGTACCAAGTCTATGCATTCAAACAGACGGGGGTGACCTATACCTTGTCTTACAGTTCCAACCAGGCATCGTATGTGTATGTATTGGCCGTGGGGGGTGGGGGGGGCGGGACATGCAGTGCGGGTGCCGGTGGTGGGGGCGGCGGTGTGGTGATGAACCCGGTGTTCTTACCGGTGGGTTCCTCGACCATCAATGTCAATGTCGGTGCCGGTGGTTCGGGGAATACCGTGGCCAACAATGTAGCCGGAGCCACCGCGGGTGGTACTACCACCGTCACCTTTGGAGGAACCCCGTTGATTTATGCGTATGGTGGAGGTCTCGGTGAAAAAGGTGCCGGGGCTGGCGGACCCGGGGGGAGTTCCGGAGGAAGTTATGCATCGACCAGCTATACCCCCCCGAATAATAACTATAACAACTTTGCGAATCCAGGGTTGCTTATCAATTATTCATCGTTTTGGACGGGAGGTGGAGGAGGGGCAGGCACCGCGTCCGCCACGGGTTCTACGGTCGAATCCGCGGCGATTCGTGCCGGAGGAAACGGTATCCAATGCTTTTTACCGGGAATCAATAATTTTTCCCCAGCCGGCGTGGCCTACGGCACCTATTATTGGGGCGGGGGTGGGGGCGGTAGTACCAACAATAGTTACTACTATGGTGGAAATGGGGGCCTAGGGGGTGGCGGTGGGGGCACCACCCAAGGTTCCCCCAACAACGGTGGATTTGGGGGTGGTTCGGCCTTGAACCCTGGTGGTAAGGGAGGATACAGTGACAATCAGGCCCCGTTGTACGGTCCCGGGGGAAATGGAGGTGCGAATACGGGGGGTGGTGGGGGTGGCACCTGGAACGGGTTGAGTGGGGCAGGTGGGTCGGGCATTGTGGTCATCGCCTTCCCTCAACGGGCTATCACGAGCAATGCGGTGGCCGTGTTACCTCCCACTCTCTACACCAGTGGTCAATACAACGATGTCCTTTCTACCACCACGCTGTCCAGCGCAGCGTATAAATCCATGAAGGGAGCCTTTTCGTGTAGACTCATCAATTATAACTATTTCGGTCCGATCATGACCCTCCGGTACTCGACGGATACCGATTGTAATTATACTCAGAATTTCTATGCGGACGTGTGCGGTAATCTGGGCACGGGCTATCTGGGGACAGGTACGTCAGTGAAGGCATGGCTCACGGCCAACGGGGCCAATACTAATTATGCCTATGTGACCAAATGGTACAACCAGTCGATGGATATTTGCTTCAATTGTGCGATACAATATACCCTGAATCGACAACCCATCTACGATGTATCCTATGGGGTAATGAATTTTGGATATACAGGTACCGGTGGTGGAGTAGCTGCACCCAATTTGTACGCAAATTTGAGTTTACCGAATGGCGCTTACCCGTACGGGGATGCCAGTTATTCTTTTACATTCAAATTATGGAACTATACCAATGGTGGTATCATATACGGTGGAGGAGATGGCGGAGTACTCAGTGGCTGCAATATTGTGAGTGTCGGCACAACCAGCCTGTCTAATACTTGGCAGACGAACGATTATAATGTAAGTGGTATAACTTGGAATCCCAATACCTATGCCACATTAAAATACGTATATGGAACCAGTGGTACTCGCACGGATTATATTAATGGATCACTTGTTAACGGGACATATGTATCGAAAGGAATACGAAAACAGACTGCAACTTTTAATTATATTATGGCATACGGTAATACCGGTTCGAACGGGACGGCTGGTTATGGTAATTCACAATTATATTATTTTTACTTTTTTGGAAGCTCCTTGGAGGATGCCGACCGTCTTATCGTAGAAGCCACTCCGGTTGCTTATACTACTCCTGTCGCTCTCACCGTGACCGTTCCTTCGGTCACCCTCACAACGTTTGCCCTGACCACCTCGACCGTGTCGGGGGCAGCCTATTTTGTGGTGTTTGTGAACAATTCGGTGGCTTACGCCTCCGCCGGAGCCGGAGCCTTGACGGCCGTCACCGTGACCCCCGCGAGTACCCCCCCCTGGTTCGTCAATGTCGTCGCCTACGATACCAACTATCGGATCATCGCGACCGGGACGACCACCGTCAGTGCAACGGTACCGACCCCGTTGTTTGTAACATCGCTGTACAATGCCGCGAATTCGACGGTGACCATCGCCTGGACGGGGGGGACGGGTACGGCCGTTTCCTATACTTATGCTTCATCGAGTAGTGGTTCCGCCACCACCGGTCCGACTGCCATCACGTCGGGGACCACCGTCGCTGCCACCGGGAACGGCCCGTGGACCTTTACGATCACTGCGACGAACGGGGTGGGAAGTACCTCGATGAATACGACCACCAACCGCGGGGTTCAGTCGTTTACCACCATCAATTCCTCGTCGACGGTCAGTGTTCTCAGTACCGCATCGTTACCGGCGGCCATCGTGAGCGGGGGTAAAGTCAGTATTGCCGTGGATTTACTCCAAACCAAGATGTTGATTATCGACAGCGGTATCGCATACTGGGCCACCTCTACGGACGGAGGGACTACCTGGTCTTCGTTCTCATCCAAAACCCTCACAAGTGGTCAAGGTCGCAATATTCGTAACGGCTGTGCATTCAGAAACGACGGGCAGTTCGGGTATGCCCAGACGGGCAGTGCATGTTATACGGTGAACTGGACCGGGGTGGATCCCACGTTCATCCAGTTCGATACCACCGTGGCGACCTTGTGCCAAACCAAGAATTATTTTGGGGCCTGTATGACCCCCGACGGGAAGACCCTGTTTGTGGTCCCGTTCGAGTCGAACCTGTATTATACCCGATTCAATACGACGACAAATACCTATCCGGCCTTTAGGGCTGCCAGTTTTGCCATCAGTAGAACGGGTGTGGCCACGAATGCAACGGCCAGTATGGTTTTTACATCAGAGAATGGGAATGATACGTCGCGAACGATTACCTGGAACGGGGATGTGGCGACATTTTCCGCATCTTCGGTGTCCAATGTGCATATTGGTGATAGGGCCTATACTCTCATTGGTGGTAATTATACTGGTAGTGTGCAGCCGTATTATATGTTAGCTATATTTAATAATCTCACTGTATATCCTTGGAATCCCGCCACCAATCAAATGAATACATCCACGTTGACAGTAAATGGTCCAAACCTTGGAACGGTGGAAACCTTTCAAATCACCATGGGATGTGGAACCCAAGGGAATATTTTCTATTATATGTATAATAGTAATACTGTATACAAATTGGTTCTGAACGTCACGTAATATGTAAGAGTGATATATATTGTAATATTCGTAGTGGTACAGATGGTAGGTGGATTACCATCCGTACCATGTACCAGATTCATCATCCCCGGTCAATTAACACACACTTGTCCACCATCTCGTGGGTGAGCACCTCCTACTTCCCTTTGAGCCGGTAGACCGTGTCATTTGCCGGGTATTTCACCTGGATATGGGTGAAATCAAGGGCGAACGGAGGCCACCCGCCAAAGGCATAGATACGGGCCATCGTCGCCTCGGGCTGGGGATATGGGCGGACTATTGGAGATGGGCTTGAGAGAGACGTGGGTTCATGGGTATCATGAGACATAATTTTGCCATAATCCTATACACAATCTTGGTCTTATGGGTCTTGGTCCATGGTGGGCTCGCAAGCTCGCCCCGGGGTACCCCTCGGACAACCACATAGAAAAATCCTCTAGGGTACAATATATACCGGTCGACTTCCTATCCACCTGGCGATGTCGTCGAGTGTCGCCAATTTCAGCTCCGGAGTGGGGATCATGGACGCCGTACTCCAGGGGACCACGGCCCCGGTCCTGGATAGTAACTCCGCCGTCGGTACCGCCGATCTCTCCCTCAACGCCGCCCAACAACAATATGTCATCTCGAATACCGCGTTCACCACTGCCACCGCCACCGTCGGGAACGGTATCTCCTTTAGTGGATGGTTCTACCCCTCGGGTACCCAGACCGTCAACAGTACCATCTTCGATATCTCGGGGTCCGGCTGTGCCGTCTCCCTCTACTACGGTACGTCCAACCAGCTGTATGGCTACTTCAACGGTGCCGTGGTCCAGTCCACCGTCACGGTGGTGCCGGGCTCGTGGCACTTCTTCTGCTATACCATCTATTGCACGTCCATCACCACCGCCCTCCAGTCGCTCTATATCGATGCCAGCCTGAACTCCAACGGGGCCTACGCCGCCACCAACACCACGGGGAGCTACGTGTCCTTCACGGGGGGAACCGCAGGGACGGGTTCGTACATCGGCTACGGTCGCGGGGCGGGGCCCGTCTACACCTATTTCAACGGTAAAATCGACGATTTCCGGTTCTACAACCGGGTGCTGTCGTTACCCGAGATCAACGTGTTGTATAGCTTCAACTACAAGTCGGGCACCACCCCGGCGATTGTGTCCCAGATGTACTACGATATCTCCTATGTGAATGCCGTCCAGATTGACGTGAGTGGTACCTTTAGTGGACTCTATGTGACCCGGACAGCCCAGGTGGGGGCGGTGACCAACACCACGACCTCGACGGTGTCCTGTGCGAATTTGGTGTTTGTCAACGCGACGACCTGGGCCTATGTGGACACGACGGTGGCGGCCGATACGTCGTACTCGTATACGGTACAGCCCTATGTGATGAACACGTCGGGGTCGGTGGTCAATTTCGGGTCGGTCACGACGACCCCCCTGTTCAACGGGTTTTTTAACCAGGGGTCCTCGCTGCCTATTGCCGGGTCGGCGGCGGCGGTGACGACGGCGAACTTACCGGGGTGGGCGACCTCGGGGTCGACCTTGTTCCTGTGTAACGGGTCGGTGACGGGGGTCTACACGGGAGCGTTGCCTTCCACGGTGACGTATTATATCGATATCAGCCAGAATGCGGGAACGACGGCGAGATTGTCTCAGTACGTGGGGATCTACCAGGGGACGTCGGGGATGGTGTCATTTTTCGTATGGCCACGTGATATTGGCACCGGGGGGTACTATACCCAACAGACCATTACGGTGACGTTGGGAGGAGTGACCCTGTTGAACAATTACAGCTTGACCAATGCGTTGATTCCGGCGTACACGATTACGAATCCGATGTTCAGTAGTCCGGCGGCAGCCACGAATGGTCTATCTGTATCGGCCCCGTACAATACCGTACAGACGATCCCGGGATGGACCGTCAGTGGAGCAACGAACTTCTTATGTACCGCGGCTGGCACCGGGCAACCATTCGTGTTCAACACGTATGGGTCCTATGTGTTATGTCAAAATCCTGGAAGCGGAAGTGGAACATCGTTTACTCAATCGGTGACCCTGACCCCGAATACATATACCTTGTCGATTACTGCGGCGGTTCGGGCGGGAACCTTAAATAACGCAAATATCACCCTCACGGCCACCATTGCCGGGTCGACCCCCATCACCCAAACCTTCACGGCTTCCGCCATGACCTGGACCGCGTACAGTGGTACCTTCGTCGTCACGACGCTGGGCGTTTATACTTTAACCATCACTCTTACTCAGGCGTCGGCCAACGGTGATTCGATGGGGTTCACGAACGTTACCATCAGCCCCACCCCGAATCTCACGAATTTACCGACCCCCAATGCGTCCCCCTATACGTCGTTGAATCTCCCCTTCACCATGAGTCGTGCGGGGACCTACCTCTTGAACATTACCACCAATGCCGGAACGGTGGCGAGCGGAATGTGTGTGGGGGGGCTGCAGATCCGGTCGGCGACCACCACCGGCGTGGGGTACCGTATGGTGGACGCCTCGGGACTGGCCTTGTACTACCCTTTTGACCTGGGGTCGGTGTCGGGGACGGTGGTCTACGACTGCTCGGCGGGCTTCACGGGGCTGGCCGGCTCGGCGGATGCGTCCTTGTGTGGGGGGGCGGTGCTCGATACCACCCAGGCCATCATGGGAGGTGCGGACCTGTCCCTCAACGGGTCGACCTGCTATGTGCAGATGGGGTCGTGGTCGATGCCCGCCGCGGTGACGGGGAACGGGTTCTCCATCACGGGCTGGTTCCAGCCCTCGGTGGCGGTGGAGCCCTCGAATGCTACCCTGTGCTTTTTCAGTAGTACGGCGTGTAACCTGATGGTGTACCTGAACCAGCAGAACAACTGGCTCGATTTTTCGTATAATGTGGCGGGGGGGTCCGAGTACGTGTCCAATACCTACACCATTCAGCCCAATCGGTGGAATTTCTTTGCGATGACGGCGTACTATAACGGGACGACGGGGGTGTACACGTATTATCTGAATGATGTGAGTATGGCGACCCAGACGGGGGCGTGGCCCCAGACGTCGGCCACGTTTACGAATAACTATTTGGGGGGGGTACCGGTCAATAGTCCGACGCCGAACTCGTTTGGGCCGTTGGGCTACTTTGCGGGGTACATGGACGATTTCCGGGTGTACAACCGGGCGTTATCGACCCCGGATATCTTGTCGTTATGGTCGTACGGTTTTGCCTCGAACCAGTATGCGAACGTGATTGATATGTCGGGACTGGGGGTGTACTATCCGTTTGACGAGGGGTCGATTGTGCTACGGTCACCGCCCACGCCGATTACGATTGGGGCGGTGACGGCGGTGACGTCGACGGGCTTTACGCTCGCGTGGTCGGGAGGGACGGGGTTGGGGGTGACGACGTCGGCCACGGTGTACAACGGCTCGGGGACGCAGACCTTTCCCGGTATCTCTACGTCTTATTCCTTTGCAACCTTGGCTGCCCCTACTGCCGGCAATGGGTACGCCTGGACCGTCACGCTCACGGCCGTGAACTTGGTGGGGTCCGTGTCTGCGGTGGCGACCGTCTATGCCCCGCCGACGACGTTGGTGCTGACGAGCTCGTACAGTTCCCCGAATGTGACCCTCAACTGGACGGGGGGCGTGGGTACCGGCGTCACACTCACCTGGACCCTCACCGCGGGCACCGCCAGTACCACGGCCGGCAACCTCACCTACAACGTCGCCGGCGGCTCCCAGGTCATACCCGTCACCGGATCCGGCCCCTGGACCTTTGACGTCAGTGCTATCAATGTCTCGGGAACTATCGATGCTTTAACCACCGCATCTCCTAGTCAAGTTACTGTTAATTATGTACAATACAATAGTTCAACAGTAACTCCTACCGGTTCTCTATCTTCAGGAAACGGTATTGTTACAGGAACTTCTATTGGAACCGATGGTTACAACTATCAAGTATATTCTTTTGGATTGACTACCTATTCTTACTCGATTAACTATACTGTTTCAACTGCAACCACCGTATATGTTCTCGCGATTGGCGGGGGTGGAGGAGGTGCTTCTGGTGGGGGTGGGGGAGCAGGGGGTCTTTATATGTTGGGCACTTCTGTCGCGGCAGGTACAGGAACGATTAGTATTTCTCTAGGAAATGGTGGTAGTGGTGGTACAAGTACTCCAACAAACGGTTCGAATACTACAGTTACATTTACAGGAACTCCTCGAGCAACCACCATTACTGCCTACGGAGGAGGATATGGTGCAACCACCGGTAGGGCCCCGAATACTGGTGGGTCTGGTGGTGGTGGCGGATATAATTATGGACCTGCCGCGGGTAATACTGCCGGCAATAACTATGCAAATGCCGGTGGTGCTCAAACAACTGGAAGCGATTATGCCGGAAACGCTGGAGGAGGTGCCGGTAATTATGGCGGAACCTGTGTTACTGCTAATGCAAAATCTATCGGAGGAAGAGGTGGATGTGGCCTTCAATGTATATTACCGGGTATATCTACATTTACACCTTCTGGATACTCAACGTTTGGTAGATATTATTGGGGAGGAGGTGGAGGTGGTTCCGGTGCAAATGGTGCTGCCGGTGGACCAGGTGGAATGGGTGGAGGAGGAGGTGGTGGGATGTCAGGTACCAATAATGGTACATTACCAGTTGGTGCTGGTGGCACAGGAATAAATAATGGTGGAAATGGCTCAACTGCAAGTGGCGGGATCGGCGGTGAATATGGAGGCAATGGTGGAGCGAATACTGGTGGTGGTGGAGGTGGTACGCGCACTGGTTCAAGTGGTACGCCTGGTAATGGTGGTAGCGGTTTCGCAATAGTTGCCTTCCCGACTATTGCCGTAACCCCTGGTATTTCCTTCTTGATCGTTGGTGGTGGTGGAGGCGGTGGTGCTGGAGGTGGTGGTGCTGGAGGTGTCGTTTACAATCCATATATTACATACGCGTCTGGGTTAAGCTTTGCAGTAACAGTTGGTGCAGGAGGTACAGCAGGTACGAATCTAGCATATGGTACAAATGGAAGTAACAGTCAAATAGTATATAATTCCACTACTTACATTGCATCTGGTGGGGGTTGTGGTGGATACAACATCGGAGGAGGGTCTACGACACCATCTGGTGGATGTACTGGAGGTGCAGGTTACAGTGGGAATCCCAACCTGGTGGGTGCTTCCAACCAGGCAAGTTATACCGGATGTATTAGTTACGGTAATGTCGGTGGAGATAATGGTAATAACGTCGGCGGTTCTTCGGGTGGTGGAGGAGGTGCGGGGCAAGAAGGAGGCTCTTGTACAAGTACAACCGTTCCTCCAAATGGAGGAAACGGTATATCAAATAGTATTACAGGAACTGCCACTTATTATGCCGGTGGAGGTGGTGGAAGCTTAGGTGGTTCTAACACGACTAGTACTGGCGGATTAGGTGGTGGAGGTAATGGAGGTGGAACCGCAGGTGTTGCAGGAACTGCCAATACTGGTGGTGGTGGTGGTGGAGTATCAATGACCAGCAATTATTTGCCGGGTGGTGCGGGAGGAAGTGGTGTCGTTATTTTATCTATTCCTACGGCTAACTATAATTCGGCAAATTTTACCGGTTCTGGAAGTAAAACCGTATCAACGGCTACCATTGCTGGTGTCAGCTATACTATTATTAAATTTACAAGTGGGTCATTGACATATACGACTGCTTAATATGTATGTTTAATTATAACGAATTATCGTGTTACATATTGGAACCAGATGAAACGCATATTGGACGTGTAGAGCCTGACCCCACCTTGCGAATCCAACCGGTCGCCGAAACCCATGTGGTCGGTCTCGGGATAATGGGTACGGGCGACCGGTGACCAGTTACAGCGGCGTCACCATCTCCACCCCCACCAGCACCACCACCGCCCCCAACGCCCTCGTACTCACCCTCTCCCCCAACCCTTTCCCCCAAACCCTATACACATGTTGGGCACCCCAACCTATGTATAAATATTTGTATAAGACCCATGGTATAAGGACCCGCCTCGTCCCCACCAACCACCCCCCTCGTCCTCAACCATACATCCATATCCCCCCGTACTATATACGCCCCCGGTCACACCCATATACATACATATCCACCCACCATATCTATATCCCCATACCCATATCCCCCATGTCGCTCTTCCAAGATCCCAGCTCCGTCTATGTATATAATTATGCCGGGTCCACCGTCACCCCCGTGACCTACGCCTCCCCCGTCGGGGGACTTCTCACCAACGGGGCCGCCTACGATACTTCCTCCACCACCATCAACAGTACCGATCTCTCCCTCAATGCCGCCCAGTCTCAGTACATGGCCATCCCCCAGGCTCAGACCCCCGTCTCCTTCCCCACCGTCACCAGTGGGAACGGGTTCACGGTGGCCGGGTGGTTCTACCCTGTGGGGGGGCAAGCGGCGGGTCGGGTGCTCTTTGACCTTTCCGGGGCAGGCTTGGCCCGGGTCTCCGTCTACTACGGGTCCACCACCGGGCTCACCACCTACTATAACGGGGGGACGGGGTCAACGGTCGGGGCCGCCAACGCCACCGCGGTGGCCCTCACCCCGGGAGCCTGGCATTTCTTCTGCTATACCGTCCGGTGTACGTCCACCGGGCTGGCGAGCCAGGCCCTCTACCTCGACGGGTCCGCCGCCGTGGCCATCCCCAACGCCGTCAACCAGACCGCCCTCTACGCCCCCTTTACCGTGGTCGCGGGTACCGTCGGGGGCAAGCCCCCCGTGGCGGGTTCCTACTTCAACGGCCGGCTCAACGATATCCGCTACTACGGCCGGGTCCTCACCGCCCCCGAGATCCGGGTCCTCGCCCAAATCTACTCCTATATCGGCTACCTGACGGCCAATGCCGCCAACTACCCCAACCTGGTCACCAATGCCATCCCCCCCGTGGCCACACCCCCCATGGTGGTCCAGGGGACGTTCGACCCCTCTGCCGCCACCGTCTGGGGGAACCGGTCCGCCTCCTACGGGGCCTCCATACAGATAGATGTCAGTGGTACCTTTAGTTATTTGTACATCAGTCGGTCGCCCCCGTTTGACCCCGCCGACCCCAACCTGTTCGCCACGAGTGGCCCCAACGCCGGGACCACCGTCTTGGATGTGAGTAACGGGCTGACCCTCTATGCCTCCGCCCTCGGCTCGCCGCCCCTCTCCCTGGTGCCCGTCAGCAGCACGGCCGCCCCCGGCCCCCTCGCCTTTATCGATACCACCGTCCAGGGGGACACCCTCTATACCTATACCATCACCCCGTACATCCAGGTGACGGCGGGGGTACCCGTCCCCGCCGCGACCCTCGGGGGGACCACGTCCATCCAGCTCCCACCTTTTGCCATCCAGCCCATCTACGACCTGTCCTCGTCGGGGGTATCGTTCTCCGGGGGGCTCCATGGGGTCACCGTACAGGTGGATCTCAGTGGGGTGTTCAACTATGTGGATGTCAGTCGGAACCCGGCGTTTGTGACCAGTGAGGTGGCCGGGGTGGACCCCGTGACGAAGGTATTACGAATCTACGATGCCTCGGCGTCGCTGGCCCCCACCACCAATGCCTATATTACCAAGACGATGACCTATACATCCTCCTTGGCCACGGGGGTCTTGGGGAATGCCTTTATCGATACCACCCCCTACCCCAACTACTCCTATACCTACTATTTCACTCCGAATCTGAATACCACCACGGGGTTGACGGTGTCGGCGGTGTCGGCGGTGGGAGGGACGGGGGCACTCTCCACCTCGGCCACGGGGAACACGGGGCTGGGGGCGTTGACGGGGGGTGCGGTGGCCAGTACGTTCCTGCCGGCCACCAGTAACGGGGTCTCGGCCACACCCCTCACGTCGACCAGTATCCCGGGTATCACGATTGCCGCGGGGGGAGCCAGCTCGGGGGTGACCGCGGCGTCCATCACGTCGGCAGCGGCGGCGGTGGGGACGACCATGGGGGGCTCGCCCGCCGCTGCCGGGGGGGCCGCCGCCAGTCCGGGGGCGCTGGCCGCCGCGGGGGGAGCTACCAACGCCGCACTCGCCTCCGGCTCGGCGGGGACCATCACGGCCTCGGCCACCAGCCCCGCGGGGACCACTCTCACCGATTCCGGTCTCTCGGCCACGGGGGGTGCCCCGGTCGCTCCCAGTGTGGCCCCCCCGGCAGGGACAGTATCCTTGGCCAGTGGGTCCGGGACGGATGCCAACGGGGTGCCCTTCTACACGGGCTCCCTCCCGAGTACGGTCTCGGCCTATATGGCGGTCAACATGTCCTCGGCCAACGGCGCCGGGGCCGGCTCGGTGACCGTGGCCCAGGCGGTCACGGCCCCCACCCCTCCCGCCGGTGCCACGGGGAACAGTGGGGTGGTCTCGTTCACCGCCTGGCCCGCCAATGTCTACGACCCGGGGACGACCTTGACCGTCATGATCGGGGGGGTCGTCCTCCTCTCGGGCTACAGTTTCCCCCCGGGGACCACGGACTTTACGACGTTCAACCTCCCCTTTTATAACCTCCCCGCGGGGAACAACCAGGTGAGTATCGTGGTCACCAACAGTAACGGGTCGACCAGCTCGGCGGTGGGCCTGGGGAGTGTCAATACCAGTTTTTCCACGGTGCTGGGGACGGGGTCCACGGCGACGGACCCGTCCGGCTTGATCCTATACTATCCTATGGATGTGGGGACGACGGTGACCGGGACGACCCTCCTGAACAATTATGCGTCGGCGATTCCCACGGCGGATGCGTCGCTCTGCCAGGGGGCGAGCCTGACGGGGGGGCCGCCGGCGTCGATGGTGGGGAATGGGGATGTGTCGCTCAATGCCGGCCTGGGGACGTATGTCCAGCTGGGGCCGTGGACGTGCCCGACGCCGGCCACGGGGGCCGGCTTCTCGGTGACCGGGTGGATCTACCCGACGGTGGCGGCCGTCAGTACCAACCCGACGGTGTTTGCCATGACCAATACCACCGGTGGAGTGGTGTCCTGTTATATGAATCCCACGAACGGGACGTTGGACTTTTCGTGTAACCGGACCGTGGCGACGGGGGTGACGGGGGCGGAATTCGTGGTGCCGAGTAACCATAAGGTGCCTCTGAACCAGTGGTCGTTCTTTGCGATGACATGCCGGTACACGAGTACCACGACGGCCACGTATAATTATTATGTGTCGGATGTGTGTATGGGGACCGTCGACGGGGGGGTGCCGGATACCGGGAGCGTCTATACCAAGAACTATATGGGTGGGGTACCGAGTAGTGTGCCGGTGGCAGCGAACGGGTACGGGAACCTGGCGGGGTTCACCGGGTACATGGACGATTTCCGCTTGTACAACCGGACCCTGGGACTGAACGATGTGATGGGGATCTGGGGCTACGGGGTGGGGACGACGGCGACGTCGGCCGTGTCGATTGTGGACCCGAAGGGACTGGTGGTGTATTATCCGTTTGAGATGGGGTCGGTGGTCACGTAAGACCGTAGACCCGGGACCAATATCCATATCATATCCAATACATGATATGGGGAGAGAGACCAGGGAGAGATATGTATATAGAGGTTCGGATATGGGGGTGTGGTCGATATGTATGTGTATATGACTCGGGGGGAAAGGGTCCGTCGCCAAGGTGGGGTGCATTTTTCGTGCTGTGGACTAGGGTGAAATCTGGCCCCCTACGGGGACCAGGCATCGGGGTCGAGACCGGGGCACCAAGAGAGCCGACCAAGAACATCCCCATATTATATATATAGGAGACCCACCATGTCCAACCAATATACGCGTATTCCCCAGCCCGTCTTGGCAAACAACTACTACTACCGGGGGGAAGACCGTCAGTACAAACACGGCGAATTGGCCCAGCGTGATGAGGAGGGTACCCGGTTTGTGGGAGACGATACTCTCTTTCCGAAGGACCTGGTGCTGTACGAACGCACCCCGGACTACATCCATAAGGGGACCTACGGAGGCCGGCGTTCGCGCCGCCGGAGCCGGCGTAGCCGGGGACGGACCGCCAAGAAATCCCGGGTTTCGCGTTCCAAGAAGTAGACATAGATCAAGAACCCTGACCAAGAGAGGATACCAAGACGGGTCCGGTGGACGATACCACGTATTTATTTAGATAAAATACGTTGTATGGAGGGGTGAGCCGGGTGGGGGTTACGGGGTGAGAAACTTGTGCATGAAGTAGATGGGGTCGTCTTGGCCCGCCACGGGATGTGAGACGGGGCTGTCGTACCCGTGGTTCACGAACTGGGTATGGGCCCGTTTGGTGAGGACATCGCAATACATGATTCGGAGGTAACTGTGGGTGCGAGCATAGGTATCGACGAGTTCCAGGTACTGGGTGATTTCCCGGGAGCCGGGCCGGGGAACACAGACGATGAGGATATCCAAGAGCACGAGACTGGGGTCCGGGTCGGGGCGGTGACGAGCCAAGACAAAACTATGGAGGAGGCCTGTGGGGTGCTTGGGGGTGGTGGTCACACGGAGGAACGCGATATCGTAGGTTTGGAGGTGTTCTTGGAAGACCTCGGCGGTGAACCGGGGAGGACACAACGCAGGACCTTGGGTGGCCAGTAGGGCGTGGTAGACCGGGGCGTCTTGACGGGTGATGAGGACGTAGTCGGGGGGAAGGTCTTGCATGGGGTACAAGGTAGGTTCGTGAGATGGGTACATGATATAGTGGTGAGATGGGTACATGATATAGTGGTGAGATGGGTACATGATATAGTGGTGAGATGGGTTTATATGGTTTACCGGGTGGGCCGGCGAAGCCGGCCTTGGAGAATAAGTTCTTGGTAGGTGGGGGATATAGGACGGGGTTCTTGGTCGTCTTGGAAAGGGGGTGTCTCCGAGGTCGGTGCGTCTTTCGTGCGGTGGACTAGATGGAAATCTCGCCCCCTACGGGGACGAGGCATCGGGGACGAGACAATGGCACCCAAGAAGTAGACCAAGAACCCAAGATGACCAAGAACCCCCAGACCAGGGACCGGGGTTCCGGGGCCGGCGAAGCCGGCCCTCTATGATAGTTTGAAGCAGAAACCTGGATCTTATACAATAATCCTTCCATACGAACCAATTATTGTTCCACTTATACAATAATCCTTCCATAAGAACCAATTATTGTTCCACTTATACAATAATCCTTCCATAAGAACCAATTATTGTTCCGTATTTGGGTCCTTCCTTCTTTTCCACCGCGATATAATACCAAGTCCTATACCATGTCTTGGTATCAATCACAGATGCGGTGAATATCGCGTTTCATCTCGCGGATATCTCCCTCGAAGTACTCTGCCCCAATGTCCGTGCGGTGAATATACTTCTCTTTGAATGCTTCGATGATTTCGCGTTCGGTATCGTCACAGTTGGGGGTCTCACACTGAAGAATGACTTCGCTACCTTTGGGGTAACCACGGAACCGTGTGCTGTTGGCCTGTTTGGTTTTACCGACCTTGAACACCGGTTTACCGCTTTGAATGAACTCACGGAGTTGGATCATATAGATGTACTGACGTGGGACGGGGGCGGGAGGGGGTGTAGGTGGGACCGGAGCGGCTGCCACGGGAGCTGCCAACTGTATGAGGTACTGGAGGAAGCGGTCCAGGTTGGGGTCTTCTTGGGACGACGGTTGACCAAGACGCTCTGTATTGATTTCTTGGAGCCTGGCGTGAATCTGGGCAACCACATCGGGAGTCGACGTGGGTGGTGCACTTCTGCATGTTTTTTTATGTATCCATACCCCCGCTCGTGTACCATATCGTTTCTTACAGTACTTACACTCGAATTCTTTAGTTTCATCGGGAGGTATTTGGTTGGTTGTCTCAAGATGCTTCTTGGACCTTAAATGAGAGTCAAAGGAGCTCTTGTAAAACGTGGAATAATTACAATGTTCGCATGTTCTGAGCACCATTACTCGGTTAGTGTATAATATAGATTTTTGTCTATACTGTTACTGAAGATAATACCGATTGTTGGTAGTGAGATACATCTTCTCAGGGATTGGTCAAAATATGACCAATAGTCTATCCTTTGGTCAAATTATGACCAATCCCTAGACCTCCTCAAGACCCTCTGAAAAACTTGACCACGGCCCGCGGAGCGGGCCCCTTTCCCAAGACCCTTGGGTGCCATACTGAACTATCACTTTTTCAGACCCCGTCTACCGCCTGAGGGATTGGTCATTAAATGACCAATAGTCTATCTTTTAGTCATATTATGACCAATGCCTATATCTCCTCAAGACCCTCTGAAAAAAACTGGGCACCGCCCGCGGAGCGGGCCCTTGGGTCCTTCCCCCCTGTCCACCGCGATAGTCCAGTTTGGGAGGGTTCGACGGCTGTTCGCATTCAGCGTACATATCCGCCAGACCGCGAACATGTCTTGGGTACTTTAGAATACTTCGGAGAAACTTGGGCGGCGCCCGCGGAGCGGGCCCTTGGGTCCTTCCCCCCTGTCCACCGCGATAATCCAGTTTGGGAGGGTTCGTCGGCTGTCCGCAGTCTGCGTACATATCCTCAGTCTGCGAACATGTCTTGGGTACTTTAGAATACTTCTGAGAAACTTGGGCGGCGCCCGCGCAGCGGGCCCTTGGGTCCTTCCCCCCTGTCCACCGCGATAGTCCAGTTTTGGGAGGGTTCGTCGGCTGTCCGCAGTCTGCGTACATATCCTCAGTCTGCGAACATGTCTTGGGTACTTTAGAATACTTCTGAGAAACTTGGGCGGCGCCCGCGGAGCGGGCCCTTGGGTCCTTCCCCCCTGTCCACCGCGATAGTCCAGTTTTGGGAGGGTTCGTCGGCTGTCCGCAGTCTGCGTACATATCCTCAGTCTGCGAACATGTCTTGGGTACTTTAGAATACTTCTGAGAAACTTGGGCGGCGCCCGCG